CTCTCTCGATACAAATGTTCTTTCGACCAGAAGGATTTGTCCTCGTTTATCTTTAATCCGACAAGCGAGTACCATTCCGTAGCCGTTTCGGCAGCAAGAGCATTGATGATAACATCATCACCATACGCCCAAGCAAAAGCTTCGTTAGTAGAGCAAAATAGGTCTACCTCCTGAGCTGCCGCTAATGCAATAGCCTTGTACACTATAGTCTCTAACCTAAAAGTTAGACTGTGACCAGAAGTACTCAGCATATGCATTAGTTGGAGTCTACCCTTTACCTTGATATAGGTATCCAGGTAAGGCTCTACAAGAGAGACAAAGCGAAGTGGAAATACAGACCTGAAAAGGACCTTTGAAATCATGTCGGATGCATGACTAGCGTCTAGAGTGGCAAAATTACCAGTTCTAGACCCTATCTCAGCTAACGACTGATTGATGGTCTGATCTTCAAGCCACATAGGAAGTACCTGGATCATATTCAAATGATCGATAGGTTCTCCTACTCCATACTTCGACCAGATCTTGTGATCTTCCTCTCTAAATATATATTCTATCCTTTTGGCTATTGCCTGGCGATAGGTTTTCTCCGGTGCAATAATGCGAGCAGCCTTGTAAGACTTAGGGACGGGTGAAGGCTCCGAGTAATTTATACCTTCCCGCTGAGTAGCGGGAATCGGAACGATAACAGCCCCAAAGGGTCTCATGAAATAATCATTTCCGTGATTCCCCTTCGCAATTGCTAAAAGCTTAGATCCAAGAGACGAACCTGAATCTTGTCCTACTCCATTCGAGAACATTGCATCTGTAGCCTCTATTTTCTCAATAGAGTCACAAATAGCATCCCAGTTATACATTTCGCTAATCACATCTTTTATACGATTAACGATATAAAGGGAATAGCCTCGAATAGATAGTTGCTTAGTCCTATTCTCAGTTGCGAGAAAATCCCGCATCGTTTCCTCCTTAATAAGGTCATTACCGTTTGGGGAGAACCTCTTCGGATAACGAAGAAGGAATAAGAGAGCAGCAGTAGCATCACGGGTGATATTAAGCTCATCATAGAATGAACTATTAAAGGTAATGTGAGCTTGTAACAAGCGCACAACCTCATCACTCTCTCTACCACTGACTACAGCTTGGGCCTCCTTTTGGAACGTCGCAATTGTAGAGATTAATCCCTTATTAAGGATCATCTCAGCAACAAAAGTCCAAGCATGCCCGGCAAACTCCTTAATAAGAAGTAGCCATGTGTTGATCAAGATGTAATATGACAGTTCATTGACTGCAACATAGTTCTTTACATCTTTACTCATTTTAGGTGCATCAATTGATGCAGCCTTAGCACAGTCCTGTTTGGACATGCGCTCTAAGTCTGTATAAGTATACATAACTTATCCTTTCTGCAGAAGTCTGCAACATGAACTAATTGGTTAGTCGACAACGGGCCTCTCGGCGGAG